AACAACTAACCCAGCAAACAACGGTTCAAACTATGGTGCAGGCGGCGGCGGTTTTCACAATAATAACAACACAGGTAACGGCGGAAACGGCGCTGCAGGCGTTGTATTAGTTAGGTTTAAAGTATGAGAACTTATTTTGCACAACTTGATAACAACAACATTGTTGTTGATGTTCACGTCGTAACACAAGAATTTATTGACGCTAACCCTGAACGTTACACAGGCACTTGGGTTGAAACTTTTTATGATTTACCAAATAAAACTTATGCAGGTTTTGGCTACACATACGATTTTGCAACAAAAGATTTTACGCCGCCATTACCTAAACCAGTCGAGCCGTAATGCAATGCGATACGGGTTATTTGCGCTGATACTGATGTTGACCGCTTGCGAAACAACACGCGACAACACGATCACCGTAAAATCACGGGTCAAAAACATGACGCTAGATAACTGCAACGTGCCTGACCGATGCGGCATAACACCATGACTCGACACAGATACACGTCAGACGAACTGCACGCACGCATGATCGTCACCGTCGGCGTATTACTAGCCATAGTTTTTAGCACCATAGTTTTAGGCATGACCTACGGCCTACTGTTTGTGTCGCAACCTGAAAAACAAGCACCAAACGACGCAGCGTTTATTGACCTAATGTCAACAATCGTCGTGTTTTTGACTGGCACATTGTCGGGCATTGTTGCGTCTAACGGCATCAAAAAACAAACTAAATAACAATGCCTAATCGCGCTTACATAGTTACGCAACAGCCAGTCGTAAAGTCTGCGTTGGCTGGCACAGCGGAATGGGCGCGACTTGCGTGTTTGCATAGCGCTGGCAGTTTGTGGAATAACGGCACATTCGTGCATCGCGATATTCGCAACCGACCCGGCACGATCAGCAATCATGCTCGAGGGCTGGCAATGGATTTGTCGTATCGTTGGCTTAACCAAAAGAAGCTTGGCAAAGCAGACGGCCGCAAAGCGTCACTAGCGTTTATTGTTAAGTGTTTAGAGAACGCAGATCATTTGGGCATACAACTTGTAATTGACTACGCAATGCAACGGTCGTGGAAATGCGATCGTGGCACATGGCAACCGCTACCGAGTGTCGAGCAGGGCGACTGGTATCACATAGAGATTGACCCGCACGTCGCCAACGACCCGATCATCGCAAAACAGCGCTGGCAAGCCGTTTTTGGGGTATCACCGACAGAGGCAACAAAACCTGTCTAGGCTGATTTACCTACCGAGAAAGTAGGTCACTATGACACTCATCAGCAAACTTGCAATATCGTTATTTATTAGCGTCACGTCAATATTTATTTTGACACCGCCGCCTGCACCCACAGCCGACGACCTAGCAGTCAGACAACCCGAGGTATTTGAGGGCTACGGCCGACCAGTTGACATACCTAGCACTACAAGCACCGTGCCCGTAACTACGCCTATAACGCAACCTGACGCGTGTCAGACCGTGTTTGACATGGCTCAACACGTTGGCTGGGCTGAGCAAGACCTAACGCAACTGGTTGCAATTGCTTACCGCGAAAGCCGGTGCAACCCTGCAGCGTTCAACCCGACCGACCCAAACGGCGGCAGCGCAGGAGTAATGCAAATTAACTACTTTTGGTGCAAACCTTCGTCGTATTACGCCAACGGCTATTTGCAGGCATACGGCCTATTACGCACGTGCGATGACCTGTTTGACCTAGAAGACAATTTGCGTAGCGCGTTAGCAATCTTTAGATACTCAAATGGCTGGCGCGCATGGTCACTTTAAAACATTTGTTTTTAGCGTCAGTCTTGACGGCGTACACCTACCTGATAATGTCAGTCACCAACAAACGAAAGGCAAAAGATGACCGAGAACATCGACCCGAGAACTGATCCACAATTCCAAGCGCTCAAACACGTCATGGAACAGATCACACAAAACAAAGTGCCAGTACGTCAGCCGTGGGAATTAGCAGCGCGTAGCACGTTACGAGCAATCCAGCACGAGATTGACGACCGCAACGTACTTGACGACGCAGAACTAATTGACGTACTAAACCAAACACGTATTGAGATTAAATATTTGTTGAGCATCATCACCGATCTTGACGAGCGCGTCAAAGAGCGTGACGCAGAGGTAAGCCGACTTGAAAGGTGGGCGCATCGTGCTAACTAAACATGAACGACACCGTATGCGTGTCGCAATGGTTGAGAGCCAAGCCAGCGCAAACGCCAAATGGACACCGCAACAACAAATGCAAGTAGATGCGGCCATTGTCAAAATGGCGCGTATGTTGCCACGCTTTACAGCCGACCAAGTTTGGTACGAACTCGGCGCGTCATTTCCAGTTACTAAAGGCATGACCGCTCGACTACTGGTAGCGCAACGTAACGGCGTAATTAAAAACACGGGCGAAATCACGTTTGCTGAGCGTGGCGGCGAACACGATCACGCGCAACGCCTGACAATATGGCAATCGTTGTGACAGGGTTTAATCTTGACAATTACGTTGACGTACCTACACGTTTAGGTATGGCATTAAAAAAATATCCCGATCTACGCATACAAGAAACGCACCGCGAGATTATAGAGATGCCTGACAAGTCATGCTTTATACGTTGCACCGTGACCGTATGGCGCGATCAAGCCGACCCGATACCTGCAGTTGCGTCAGCGTGCGAGATCTATCCCGGTCGTACGCCGTACACAAAGATGAGCGAGAACGAGGTTGGGTTTACTAGCGCGCTGGGTCGAGCGCTTGGCTACATGGGTTTTGGCATAAACAAAAGCATTGCAAGCCGTAATGAGGTTGAGGCAGCCCAGTCAAGGCAACCGACAGGCCGTCTAGCGCCAGTTGTACCGATGCACGACGTAGAGATGCCATTCGCCGATGCGCCTGTACAAGAGTACGCAACGCCTAAACAGTTGGGCATGATGCGTGCGCTGGCTAACGGGCAGAACATTGCTCAAGACAAACTCAAAGAGTATTGCAGCAACGTGCTTGGCCGTCAGATAAACACAACAGGCGATCTAACCAAACGTGATGTCAGTCGAGTGATTGACGCGCTAAAACTAGGTGAGCCACAATGACAAGTTTTCAAGTAAGTATGTTTGACGACACATCGCAAAAATACATGATTAGACCGATACCTAAAACTGATAGTCACTATTTCTTATTAAACGTGCATTACGCGCACCGCATACCGTCAATCAGTTACGCATACGGGCTATTCGAGTACGGTCAACTAAACGGCGTAATTACTTACGGTACGCCGCCGTCATCAACTCTTTGCAAAGGCATTTGCGGTGCAGTATGGGAACACAACGTATTAGAACTAAACCGACTAGTGCTCAAAAACAACAAACCAAACGAAGCAAGCCGTCTAGTTGGCGGGTCGCTCAAATTGTTACCAAAACCAAGTGTTGTTGTGTCGTTTGCAGATACAGCACAAAAACATCAAGGCATCGTGTATCAGGCCACAAACTTTATCTATACAGGTTTGTCAGCCAAGTTCGTTGACCCAGTAGTCAAAGGGCTCGAGCATCAACACCACGCAACCTACGCACACGGTTTAACAAACAAACAAGTAATAGAAAAATACGGTTACGACAACGTGTACTTTAAAGATCGGTCTCGTAAGCATCGTTACATCAAGTTTGTAGGCGACAAAAAAGACGTTAAACGTATGCGTCAAGATTTAAAATACACAATTATGGACTACCCAAAATGACCGACGTTGAGCAACTTACGCAGATAATGCAAGCGTTGAGCATGGTGCAGACGATGACCGATTTCTTAGGCAAAGATGATGTAGAAAAGCATTTGCGTTGGGCAGCCAAAAACTATGCCGAACGTATCTATAGGCAAAGCAACAAAGACAAATAGTACGGGCATGACCTAAGCCAGTTGCATGGCGGTTGGTAACACACGGCAACGTGGGTAGATGACACGCGTGGTAACACGTGGTCAAGCAAATTGCGCTAAAGAGTTAGGGTGTCGAGTGAAGGCAGACGACGGGGGGCTTAGCGCACTAGGTCTAACACACAACATAGATTGACATATCACAAACAAACCACAAACATAAAGTTGACAACATGACCAATCACAACCGACCGAGAGCAAGCGCGATAGCGCGCGCTAGCAACTAATGCCAACACGCAGACGCACACACAACCAAGAACAACTTGGCCACTACACACAACGCAACCGCGCACGCTCAACAGCCGAATTCAAACGCAACAGACGCGCACTACTAACCGGCAACCCAGCCTGCCATTGGTGCGGCATACGCGAAGCAACCACCGCTGATCACCTAATAGAAATAGATCGCTGGCCAGCAAACACGCTTGGTATTAATTCGTTAGAAAACTTAGTTGCAGCATGCAAACCATGCAACAGTTCACGCGGCGCTCGATACGGAAACCTAAAACGCAAAGGCATATACGAACAACCACCACAAATTGCAAATGCATTAAATACATCGCAACGTATTTTTATACAGAACACAGACGACCCCGACTCGTCCATAGCCTTATTTCATAAGGGTTTGGCAGGATTGGCGGGAACTGGCGCTGACCAGCCGATGCATAAACATACAGCGCCATACAAGCCGAGATTGGAAACGAGCGTTGATCGGCGAGGGGTATTTCTTGTTGACGGTGTGGTTGATTGGGCGCGCGAATATTTGGATTGCGAACTTATGGAGTGGCAAAAGTATTGTGCCGGTGGGGTTTTGGCGCATGATGAGCATGGCGATCTGTTGCATAGGCAAGCGTTGGTGTCGGTTGCTCGACAAAACGGCAAGTCTAAATTGCTTGAAAGCCTTGTGGGTTTTTGGTGTACTGAGATGCCAAAATTGCGGGGCGAGCCACAAACGATCATTACTACCGCTCATAAACTTGACTTGGCGATTGAATTGTTTCACAAAATTGCCCCAATTCTTGAACAGCATTTTGGCGCTATTTTGACTTGGGCGGTTGGCCGTAACGAAGCCAATTTGCCTGACGGTACGCGCTGGCTGGTACGCGCCGCTACTCCTACGTCATTTCACGGGTTAACGGCTGACCTAGTTTGCATTGACGAATTGTGGGCGGTAACGCCCGAGGCCGTGTCGGTCGGTTTGTTGCCTACCATGCGCACCCGCCGTAGCCCCATGCTATTTATGACCAGCACAAGTGGCGACGAGTCGAGCAAAGAAATGTTGCGTTGGCGTGAGCAGGGTTTGCGATCTATTGACGATCACAAAATGTCGTCGCTATATTTTGCCGAATATTCACCCGCTGCAACTACTGACCCAATGACCGTTGACGCTTGGCTGCAAGCCAACCCAGCGATCGGCCACACGCTGACCGTTGACGTGCTACAAGCCGAAGCCGAGCAACC